TAATTTACTTATTTCATCATTATGAGATGTTATAAGTTTTTCTGTATATGCTATAACATCTTCCTTAGACTTTGCCTTGATTTCATCGAATGATTCTATAACTACAGTAGTAGTGGCAGTATCTTCTTGAATAGGAACTTTTACTTCAGGAAGGTCAGCATCTATATTTTCTTTAAAATAATCTGCGACAGTCGTAACTTCTTCATCGGAAAATTGTTCATCTATACGATAAATAAGTAAGTTAGGACAATTTTCTAATTCGTCTTTTTCCGGAGTAATTCCGTATTGTTTTCCTTTTCGGTACAGACAAGCTTTAATTTTTAGGTTAGTCGCATCTGAAAAATTTATTTTATTCAGAAGATTAAGACCAGCCATAACATGAGCTTTATCGTGTGCGGGAAAACTTTTACCGGGACCGCAAAAAGCAGAATCAGAAAGCTTTTTTCTCGCAGAGGCACTTAATTTTGCATCATTTAGCGTCATTAAATTATCCTCCATTGTTAATTCATTTACAATTGTTTCCCGGTGATCCAGGAATTCTTTATAGGGTATAAAACCATTTCCTATATCTATACCTACGATTTTTGAATAAGAATCTGCAGGTTTATTTACGAACGAGTTTTCTCTATAAGTTATTTCATCTATAATCCAGTATACAAGATTACCGTTTTCTAATTTTTCGCCTTTTTGATGTTCACATAAACCGTCTTCAGTTATAACTTGATCACATTCACTACATCTTAACCGAGTTATTGAACTACCAACTGAACAAGTATAATATATACCTGTTAAAACTTTTTCCATTGCTGATTTATCAGTTATTCTTGCAGTTAATTTTATAACATTATCAGGTTCATTAATATCATCAGTAGTATTTAATACTTCATATTTAATAATTCTACCAATAGCATCTTCTAAGGTTGCGTGATGAACTAACTGAGGTTTGGAATATGGATAAAGCCATGTATTGGCTCCATCAGTTGCAGCTTCTACTCTATAATATACATTATTATCATTAATGTAATTAAGATGTGTGGCATGAATTGCAACATCTATATGATCTATATTATTTATTAAATTTTTTATATTAGAAAATCCCATTATATCATATCCTCGATTTCGCAATTACAACCATAACATAAAGGGGGAATTTTTTCTATTGATATTTTATTTAGATTCATTTCCCAATCTGAATGTATTTCACAATTATCAGATTTATATAATATACTTGGATATCCCGCATTCTTTAAAGTTAGTATTTTTGTAATGTTTTCTATTTTATCTGACATATTAATGATTTCATTTATGTAATTTAAAGAATAATCAATTTTTTGATCTAAATTTTCGCCTTTGATATCTGCTATATTATTGATTTTGTTTTTAATAAGTAATTCAACATAATTATATAATTCATCTATAAATGTTATATCAAACTGATTATCATTATGATAATAAGTCTGATAACTATTTATAGTATACTGCGAGCATTTATTAATTTTATCTTTTATATTTGGTAAAATCTTTTCTAAATACTTTGTGCGATTCAAAGCTAATTGATTTCCTTTATCATAAAATAATAATTGACCAGTTTTAAGACTTAAATCTATAACACTATCAAAAAAATCTTTTTTAATTTTAGGTTTTCCAAGAGTTGTTCCATGTTGATTAGTTGGTCTATTTTTATTAGATACAGAATTTTTATTAGCTTTTTGCGATTTTGAAGTAGAAGAACTTGAACCACCGGCAGGACTCATCATAGATTTAATTTTTGCTTCAGCTTCTATTAATGGTATCTGTACTCTATACATATAAAGGTCTTTTTCATTTATAGTAGTTTCTGTATCAGATTGTAATCTCGCTTCTTCAAAGGTAATGAGATTACTCATATATTTTTGTAATATATGATTCTCTTTTTTAATTTGGGCTTCTAAATCTATTTCACCGAATCTTAATTCGCCAATAATTAGTAAAGGATTAAAATAACCATCTCTTAATAATTCATCAATAAATTCTTGTTCTAATTTATTTGATAAAATTTGTTGATATGATTTAGTAATAGTCTGCATTTGAATATCAGCGATTTCACTTGTGTTTCTATTACTTGAAGAAACTTCACTCATAGCTACAGGAGATACACCTAGGCCAGCAAATATCCGTTGTTTAAAATGTGTCACAAATTGCATAACATCAATTGAATCACCTTCACTTGTAACTGATTTTATGTCATGGGTATGCGGAACAACCATCATACCGTATGTAGGTGAGTGATTAACAACATTACTTGCGGTTTCTACTTCGCCAGGAGCAGCAGGATGTGTATCAGTTCCAACTTTATATAAGTATAAAGGTATAGCATATTGAAATCCTAATATTTCTATTTCTTCCTCAAGTTTTCTTAATGCTCGAACATCGTCTAACACTTGATTTATATTAGTTAGGCCAGTTAATGTTCCAGGAATTTTATTATATGTTAAATGTATAACATCAGTAATATCAAAGTATCTTTCTTCACCATTAACAGTTTGTTTATATTTTTTGACTTGGGATTCAGGATCTAATCCAATAGACATGGTTGTAGCTTCAGCAACAAATAGACCAACAATAGGTTCTACAGTTTTATTATATAACTTATATTTTCTACCATATTTAGATATAGGTTTTCTTACTTTTATTATATATGCGTTGGCATACGTTACTAACTGATCAGTAATAGAGGTTATGATTTCTTTATGTTTAATACCAGTAAATAGTTCTATTTCTCTAATTCTTTTCCGTATATGTTCTTGGGCTTTATTATCTTTAGCTACATAATCGTATCCATTTTTTAATATTTGTTCTTTAAATACACATATAGCTCTATTAATTATTCCGTCTAATTGTCGTGCATTTGCAATTGTATTAAGATCATATTCAGAATTATAAAATGTAACGTTATTAGGTGGTCTATCAGAATTTAATCGGGTGAGATGATATGGTTTTTGAAATTTTTGGGTAGGATCTGAAGTTTTTTTAATGTCTTCTCCAGTTATAGAAATTTGATTATCTACATTAGGTTCAGGAATTCCCATAACTGTATGTACAACAAATTTTTGAAATCTATTCATTATATACCTTTAGCATTAATAATATCTAATAATATTTTTTTAACATCTGAAGGATTTAAAGTATATCCACAATCGTTATTAGTTTTCATTGGGTCTCGACTAAGAGTGCCTTGTACATTATCAGTTGCATTAGTTAGTCCTGTCATTTGGTCGGCTATTTCCGAAGGAATACCCATTGAACCAACTAAAAAATTTCGTATTTCACTATTAGATGGTGGCCTATAATTTTTATCAACTTTTGATTTATCAAATATAGGGTTATCTATATTATTTAGTATAGTATTATCGTCGCCTAATGTTATATTTAAATTATCAGCAGGATATCCTAAAGTTATTTTTCCAGTTAAATAATTAACTATAAAATCATCATATACACTTTCAACTTCAGTTTTATTTCTATCAGGGTCCATATCAAAATCTAAATCAACGCATAATTCCCAATTAATTGAAGCACGTTTCATTTTAACTAATATATCTCTTAACCATTTTAAAAATTCAAGCATTCTAATATTTTCAAGAATATCGGTTTTGCGATATTTATCTAATTTTTTATATGATTCACCTATGTATCCATTCATGAGATTAAATAATCTATCTAAAAATCCATAATCATGTATATATCTGCGAAGAATTTTAATAAAATCTATAAAAGGTAAACATTTTAACCATGCTTGATTACCAACATTTTGAACAAGTGAATTAACTACCCAGGCAATTGCAGTATCACGCATAGTAAATACTATCTCTTGCATTGATATAATTAACATACCTAATATAGCAGAAGATAACAAATGTGAAAAATCAAGTATAGGAAAGACTACATCTTGAACATCAAGTTCTAAAAATACTATTATTGTATCTATAACAAATATCATTTCATCTAATGTTTTTACGAATGCTAAATCCGAAACAGATATTTTATATTCATTAGATAAATCTTCTTCTTCACCAGTTAAATTTTCTTTAAATTTTTTAACTGCTTCTCTCCATTCATTTATAGTTTCTCCAGCTCCAGCCATTATCAATATGTTTTTTAATAAACAACATAATACTTCTTCACTACCATAAAACGAACCTAAAAAGTTTATCATATCAGTTGCTAAAGTTTTAAATAATGGACGATCAATATCTTCAGTTAGTTTTCGTAATAAATCAACACTATCTAATTGTGCATTATTAACAATACTAACAAGATCATTCACACCTTTAAATGAAGTGTCATTTAAACTTTCAGCAAACCGTGTTATTTTATCTCTTATATCTGGTTCAGAATTAGGATTTACTGGCATTAGGTTTCTTTTTTCCTGCTATAGTATGTTCTTCAACTTCTTCAGAATTATACCAAAATCTGTATAAAGAATTTTTATGATCTTGTGTATTATTCTTAAACTGCTTAGTTGTATCATCGTCTTTAATAGTTCTACATAAAAATTTCTCAAATTCTACATGAGAACGTAAATCACGTATCATATTATTTAACATTAATGCAGCTGGTACATATCCGTGTTTATTTGTTTTCATTTGAATCCATAGATATAATAGGTAATAAAGTTTTTAAAGTTATACCATCCATTAAACCGTCAGATATAAGTTTTTTATTTATTTTAATAAAATTTATTGATTCTTCAATTTCACTATCTAATAATTTATTACGTTCATCCATTTTTTTATTCATAGATATAATAATGTCTTTATACTTCTTTTGTAATTCTTGTGTTTTTTCAATAAATTCAATATTAGTATCAAGTCCTTGATAGAAATTATTTATAATAATAGGTTGATTATTTTCATCCTTTGTACTATATTTTACACATAACTGCATTCTTTGTTGTTCAAATTCTCCATATTCTTTATTATCTCCCATTGCTTTTTCGATTCTATCTTTATAACATGATATAAGTTCTTGATTTTCAATAAGTTTAAAATTTAATTCGACACAATCTGATTTAGTTAACACTTTATCAATTGCGTCATAAATGTTAATAATTTTAGATAATTTCATAATAAATCCTTTAGTTAAAGTTAATATTAAATTAATTACTAATAGTATCGTGTTTTTTAGTACATTATTATATAATTTCTACTCACCAAGTAGTGTAACGGACCAATTAGGTCAACCAGCACCATAACGATTTTTAAAATATATCTTACCATCTGTATGCGTATATA